TACCTACACTACCCAGAGCATCAGCATTGATGATGTGTTGATTGCGCCAATTACTGAGCCAGCCAATGCGCGTGAGACTCAGGCGCTTGAGCAGCAACGGGATCAAGTCCGGGTGCATCTACCAAAAGCTACCAATCAGGATATTAGTGACTCTTCATTTGTTTATGACGGCAAGACATTCAAGGTGGATAGTGATAGTGTTAAGTTTATGGATGAAAACACCCCCACGCGGTGGAATAGGTACTTAAGGGCGGAATGCGTAAATGGATGATGTAGAGGTAATAGTCATAAATTGGCTTAACAGCATATTAGGCGCTGGCTGGTCAGCTAGTGGCAACAAGCCAAAGAATACGCCAGACAAATATGTGCTGGTAGATCGCACCGGCGGTCCGCGTGTTGCTATGGTGTTGGATGCCGCGCAGATACTCATTGAGGTGTACCACAAATCTAGCCGGTCAGATGCAAAGACCAAAGCCAATGAGATTGCTGACCGCGTGCCAGAGCTAAAAGCCTACGCCCATAATGTCACCACCGCACAGGTTAATTCTGTTGTTCATTTACCTGACCTAATTACCGGCTATGAGCGCTACCAGGTCTACTGTGATATAGCGGTACGGCGCTAGCGCATAAAATACTTGTTCAATTAAAAATACTTATGGTATATTAGTAGCAAGTCAGAAAAACGGTTTAACTCACCGGCTCAAATGAAAGGGGAAGAGGGGAAATGGCTGAATACTTTAAAAAAGACGGCGAAAACTATGTGCCAGTAGAAGATAAGCTACTGTCACAAGAAGAGGTAGATAAAGTTGTTGAGTCACGCCTAGAGCGTCAGAAAAAGCAATTTGCGGACTATGACGATCTAAAAGAAAAGGCTGGCAAACTGGACTCTATCAACGCGGAATGGGAAACGAAGCTTAAGACAGTGGGTGATGAAAAGTCAGCCCTGGAAAAAGATTTAGCTTCTGCAAAGCTTGAGACTGTAAAGATCAAAGTTATGCACGAATTCAAGTTGTCTGATGACCTGTCTGAATTCATTAACGGAACTGATGAGGACACAATCCGCAGCCAGGCTGAAAAGCTATCAAAGGGTGTGGGCGGTGCATCAGTGAAGATTGATAAGACACCAAAGCCAGAGGATAAAAAGAACTCTGACATTAAAAAGGTCACTAAGGGATTGTTCAGCAAGAATTCTGACGATTAAAAACCATTTTAATTGTTATAAGGAGAGACCATATTATGGCTTCTGCAACCCCCCTACGCACTAACGTGCTTAACCTAGCAAACCACCAGGGTAAGACATGGCGTAAAAATATTAGAGGTGGTGTTTTGGCTAAGCTTACCCCAGGTGAGCCAGAGCTAAAAGTAGGTAGCACAGATCACTTTGTGTTTACCGGCACTCCAAAGGCTCAGTTAGTTGGTGAAAGCGCTAACAAAGAGTCAATGAGTGGTGTACCTGGTAAGAAAACGGTACGCACCTACAAAGTGCAGATCACTTACCGCTTTAGTAACGAAGTCCAGTGGGAAGATGAAGATTACCAGACTCAAATTGTTGAGAACTTGGTAGCTAATGCTGCAACAGCTATCAGCCGCGCCCTTGACTTGCTTGCAATTCATGGCGTAAACCCTGCTACTGGTGATACTGGTGCAGTCACTGATTACTTCAATAAGAGTGGTAATGACGTACACCGCGTTACCCGTACTGCTGATGCACAGGCAGACATTGAAAGTGCTGCATCATTGCTGCAAAGCAGTGGCTACACAGCTACTGGTATTGGATTTGATCCAGTATTTGCAGGTCAGCTTGCACGCTCAAAGGATCAGGACAAGCGCCCACTCTACCCAGAGCTTGGACTTGGCTTTGCCTTTGACAACTTCCAGGGCTTAAATGCCGCTTCTAGCGACACTGTATCTGGTAGGCAAGAGCTTGATCCTGAAGATGCAACCCTTAATGCCATCATGGGTGACTTCAACGCATTCAAGTGGGGTATCGCACGCGACATGCCACTTGAGTTGATTGAGTACGGTGATCCAGACGGTAATGGTGACCTTAAGCAGACTAACGAAGTTGCAATCCGCGCTGAGTCAGTCATTGGATTTGGCATCATGGATGACACAGCATTTGCGCTTATTGACGGCGTAGTCCCTAGCTCCTAGTAGCTAGCATCCTAAAAGTAAAAGCGCTCCATACGGGGCGCTTTTATTATGGTAGAATAAGGTTATGGCAAAAAAACTATATCCATTTGTAAACAAATACTCTGGTGAGGTCAAAATATTGACCAAAAGCAGCGGTAAGAAGCTCAGTGAAGATTGGGCTAGGGCTAAGATGGCTGTTAATGACAAGGGTGAGGATGTATTTAGATTTAAAATAGCCACATCATTTGTTGATAAAAACGGCAAAACTCAGACTGGCACAGCCATTGTAGATATATCCGAAGTAGAAGCCGCAGAGGTAGCAGAAGATGGCAACGGAAGCGCAGCGTAAATATATTGCTGATCTAGCAGTCATTAAGACCAAAGAATTTAAAGAGGTCAAAGAGATGCTGGTAGCCAGTGGCATTGTGGGTGAGAATGCTGAAACAGTGCAAAATGCCCAGAGCATTGCTGAGATTACCCACGCCCTGGATGATCTGCAAGCTTCACGCTTCATAGATGTACTGATAGCCACCAAAACACCAGCACGCGGCAGGGCTTACTCACAGCGCCGGGTAGAGACTACTGTACGGGTGCTGGATGATATTAAAGATACCATTGATAATTGGGAGTTTTAGGGAATGGATTACGCCAAACTAAACCGCACCATATTAGCTAAGGTAATGGCAGCACTCAAGCTGATAAATAACCCAGAGATTGACCCTGAAATACGCCAGCTTAATCAAGAGATATTATTTAGGGAAGTGGGCGCAGCAGTCTATGCCAAAGTGTATGACATGAATGCCTTTGACTTTGAGATTGAGTATACACGCGGTCCAGGCATTGATGATAGATACTTGGGATTAGCTAAAGTGGCATCAGCAAGTGTTGCCACCGGCACGCTGGGGCTTGATGAATATGTTAAAAACTACCTAGATCACGTAGCAGCTAAAGCTCAGTATGATGCAGCTGTAAATGCTAAGCAGTCTGGCAAGCGCACTGTGGTGATCCGTAAGACAAACGGTGAGACCTGCAAATGGTGTACATCATTAGCTGGTACATACGAAAACCCAGACAGTGAAGTATTTAGACGGCATGGTGGCTGTGATTGCTCAATCATCACTCAGGGCTACCGCAGCCGTAATGGATTACTTAATAACTATGTCAAACCAAAAGACCGCTGAGATAGTCCTAGAGGGTAATGTACCTAGCAAAAAGAATTCACGAATAAACCTTAAGTCAGGTGTATCAATTCCGAACAATAAATTTGTTCAATGGCAAAACATGGCAATCATAGAAGTGCGCCGTCAGACTAGGGTGCGCTTTTATAAACCGGTCCAGCTTGAGGTGATTATATATTTTGCGACATTAGGAAAAGCTGACCTAGATAATAGATTAACCAGCATTTTGGATATGTTAGTAGAGTCCTTAGTGATCCGTGATGACAAATGGCAGGATGTACCGCTTATTAAAGTGCAGGCAGAACACCGCCCCCGGCAACCTGGCGCATTTATAAGGCTTACAGAGATAGACTGACGTTGCATTGCACTTATGCTACAATGACAATATCTGATATAATATCATCAATATAAATCTACGCGTACGGCGCGGCAAATACCGGCTTAAAAGGATCAGCAATAGGAAATGCAGCCGGAACAAAACCCAATCGTAGATCACGCATACAGATTAGCAAACAAGCTGATCTATTGCCTGGAGTCAAAGCAGGCAAAAGTCCAGGACAAATATGACTATTACAACGCTGATAATGATGTGCCAGATTTTGGCATATCTACCCCTATGCGTATGCGCAAATTACGCCCTGGCATTGGCTGGGCAAGCCGCGCAGTTAATACACTAGGTGACCGTGTAGTATTTGAGGGCTTTGCTAAAGACACATTTGGCATCAATGAGCTACTTGAGCAAATCAATGGATTTAGCGTGCTGAGCAAGGCAAAAGATGATGCCCTGATTGCTGGCTGTGCATTTGTGGCTGTGGCTGATGATGAAAACGGTAACAAGGTACTCATACCATTCACAGCGCAAGAAGCTACTGGTGAGATTGACCAGACTACTGGACTGCTTAAGTGGGGCTTGGCTGTTACTAAATGGCATATCCCTAAGCCTAAAAAGCCTGGCATCATGTATGCACCAAAAGACTATATTGTATTTACTCCTGACTTTACATTTGTATTTGAAAACCGCAGCTTAGTAGAAGTAGTACCAAACCCTACAAAGCGTACCCTGTTGCATCCAGTAACGCGCCGGGCAAGCGCTGACCGCCCACTAGGTAAATCACGCATTACAAACACTGCACGCAGGATCATTAACGAAGTAGGGCGCATGAAGCGCCGCCTAGAGATTGCGGAAGAGTTTTATGCTATGCCACAGCGCTACATTACTGGTCTGGCTGAGGGTGCTGAAAAAGACCCTACTATGGACAGTGCCATAGGGCGCGTATGGGCAATTACCCAGGATGAAGAGGGCAATAGCCCTGATATTGGACAGCTACCACAGCTGAGCATCCAGGGCTTTGAGACCAGCAAAAAAGATAAAGCCCGTGACTTCTGTGCTGAGACTGGACTTACCATGCGTAACCTGGGCTATGAGACTCAAAACCCATCAAGCGGTGAGAGCCTAGTAGCAATGTCAGATGATCTGTTATTGGAAGCTCAAAAAACCCAGGAAGAGATGGGCAAACAATTCAAAGAGATTTGTATTACCCTACGCCTGGCACTCAATGGCAATGATGAAGTACCAGCGCAACTCAAAGAGATTATACCGGCATTTAAGCCAATCTTTGCAGTAGATATTGGTCCAGCTGGTGATGCAATGTTTAAGCTATTCCAGGCAATGCCAGAACTTGTAGGCACTGTTGAGGGCTACCGCATGCTGGGTATTGGTATTAGGCAAGCAGAAGAGCTTGTGCAGAAGCGCCAGCAGTTAGGCGCAGCAAGCTTTATGAATAATGGAGGGCAACAGTAATGGCAGGCGTAACTACACCGGTAGTATCACCAAACCCATACGCTAATGCGGATGATCTAGCGGCTTTTTGGCGTACACTCACAGAAGCCGAAGCCAGCCGTGCTAATGATTTGCTGACGCGTGCCAGTAACCGCTTACGGCTCACTGGTGAGCGCGTAGGTGTTGATGTTGATGACAAGGTTAATAACAGCCCTGCATACTTCTCTACTGTCCAATGGGTGGTCATGGAAGCTGCTAAGCGTGCCATGCTTACACCTATTGATGCACCACCAGCTAACAGCATCCAGCAGACTGCTGGTCCATACAGTGAAAACATTGTATTTACTAACCCTGCTGGTGATCTGTGGTTTAAGAAGTCAGAGCTGCATGATCTGGGGCTTTACGGCAACCAGACATTAAAAGGCTTAAGTACCAGCCAGCGTGATATATATAGTCCATACGAAAGCTCATAGCCATGCTGGAATTCTTTGCATCTACCGCTGCCAGTGATCCGGCAAACAATGTATTTAGCTATTACTTCACCCAGGGCGTGCTGGGCATAACGGTGATAATATTGATCCTAACGGTCCGCTTTATGTTTACCTACTACAATAAAAAGTTGGATGACAAAGACATCAAAATTGAAGCGCTGCAAAATGCGCGGCTTGATGATAATAAAACCCATACTGTGGATTACCGTGAGATGGCAAAAAATGACCAGGCTGTACTGTTAGGAGTTGCACAGTCTCAAGAGCTACTTAGTGGTAAAATAGAAGCCGTAAAAGGCAGGCGGTAATATATGAGTTGGTTTAAGCGCAGTAAGAAGCAGGAAGTGCCACCAGTGGTAATAGCACCACCCCCTACCAGCCGTACAGAGGTAGAGTTACATAAGGATGCCAGTGAAAAAGCCGCGCAAAAAGCTATGATAGTTAATGAACACCTTAAAGACCTATTGGTAGAAAACGGCATAACCCTTAAAATAGCATTAGCGGCTGGCGCACAGATACATCACAAAGTAAAAAGCGCAAGTAGTGCTATAATACAAACATAAGCAGAGCCACCAGTGAGGTGTGTTGTGCCGCAAACAGTAGACAAAGGTTACATCTATGAATGACTCCAGTAACGTGTCATTTGGTAAGCCAAAATCCACAGGTGCGCTTTTTGTAGCGCCTGCTGGTACTACACTGCCTACTAACGCCACTGATGAGCTAGATCCAGCTTTTAGCGGCTTAGGCTATGTCAGTGATGAGGGCTTGGTCAATGGTGTAGAGACAGATGTAGAGGATGTGTATGCGTGGGGCGGTGACAACGTGTTGTCAGGTCAAACCACCTACTCTGAAAACTTTACATTTAATCTCATTGAGACCAATTTAGAAGTAGCGAAGTTGTACTACGGTGAGGATAATGTCATTGAAGATGGCGGAAACATCACAATCAAGGCAAACAGCAAGCCGCTGCCAGAGATTGTGTTTGTAGCTGAGCTGGTACTTACCGGCAACCGCGTAAAGCGTGTTGTGGTAGGGCGTGGTCAGATCGCAGATCGCAGTGGCGAAATCACTTATGTAGATGGTGAGCCGGTTGCATATCCAATCAACCTACGCGCTTACCCAGATGCAGACGGTGACACTCACAAAGAGTACATCACTACAATCGCATCATCTTAAGCGGTTTACCAAAGCAAGAGCGCCCGGCACTATGCCGGGTGTTTTTGTTTGTGCTACAATATGCTTACAGTTAAATAAAGGATTGGAGCAATCACAATGGCTGAAAACACAGCAGAGAATAGCACTGTAAAAGAGATTGAAGTAGCAGGCGTAAAATTCACAGTTGATACTGACCGCCTGGATGACGTAGAGTCACTTGAATTCATTGAGCGTATTGAAAACAAAGGGCAGGTTGCTGCCGTATTGCCACTGCTAAAGTTCATCATGGGTGATAAGGCATTTGAAGAGCTTAAGGCTGCATTTATTAAGCAGGATGCAGAAGAGCATAAAGACGTAGAGGGCTATCAGCCACGTATGCGCATGGGCAAGCTTAATGATGTCTACATGGCAATCATTGAGAAATTTGACCCAAAAGGCTAGCGCTCATACAAGTACGCCGTGAGTACTTTGACGAACTAGAAGCGGATTTTCACCAATACTACCACCTAGATATTACGGCTGTTGATCGCAGGAAAGCGGCGCGGTTGCTATTCCAGCTACCGCGTGACAGCCGTGTATTTAGGAAGATTGAGCCAGCCACTGAGTGGGGCTATAATGAGATTTTTCAAAACAAGATGGTGTGGTTACTTGAGACCCTTGTATGGCAGAACTCTACACCATCCAAAAAGGCTGAGCAGGCGCGTCATAAGCTACTTAAACCAGAATTATATACACCTAGCTTTATGAAGAAGAGCAAGCCTAAAGAGGGCATTGCTAAAGACACTGTGGCAGCGGATGTAGAGACCATAAAAGCCATCCTAGATAGACCGCGAAACTAGCAAAAACCACTCCCCTGCTGGCTTTTTTAGGCAAAATATGGCATTGTAGGCAATACAACAATTAACAGGGGTGGTGACCACTCCCCTGCCCTATCAACATTATTTTTACAGCCTGTCAAACACCTTGACGGCTTTTTTTATGGCAAACACATGGCAGAGTAGGGGAGTGCCTAATAGTAACCACCATTACGCGTGAGGTATACTATAAGCATGAGCAAAGATGTGAGCTTCCAACTAGACACTAAAGGCGGTCAGGATGTGCTGACAAAAATGGCAGCGCCGGTCATTAAACAAGCCGCAGATGCCATAGCTGCAAGAGCAAGGGGCATGGCTGGCAGCATGTCCAGCAGTCCGCCTAATATTGTAGTTACTACTCAATTTGGTACGATCCGGCGCGGTACGCGTGCCATAGCTACAATCCGCGCAGACGGTGGCGGTGATGCCCACAAGCAATACATTGGCAATGTGGCTTTGGCTAAAGCGCGTGATGCTGGTCGCGTATAACAGCTTATGGTATAATTTGCCATATAAGTACTACGCCTACGGTTGCGGTAAAACTGGCTTTAAGAAAAGGTAGCAAACCAGCAACACAATGGCAGATTTAGGAACAGCATACGTCAGAGTAGCCCCGAATATGACGGGCATCCAGTCCAAAATAGCGGCTGGATTTAAAGGTAGTGCCGGTCCTGCCACCAAAGCACTAGGTGATGAAGTAGAGAGCAATAGCGGTCCATTCCAGGGCGCATTAAGTAAGCTGGGTGGATTTGCTAAGGGTGCAGGTATTGCTATTGCTGGCGGATTGGCTGCTGGCGCAGTAGGGCTTGCAGCATTAACCGGTAAAGCTCTATTAGCAGGCGCTGAGCTTGAGCAACAGCTTGGCGGTGCGGAAGCAGTATTTGGTCAGTATGCAGACTCAATCAAAAAGACCGCAGAGGATGCCTATAAAAATGCCGGTCTATCACAGCAGGAGTTTTTGCAGGGCGCTAACAAAATGGGGTCACTCTTCCAGGGTGCAGGCTTTAGTGTCCAGCAATCAATGCAAATGTCCAGTGAGTCAATGCAGCGTGCAGCTGACATTGCATCAATCATGGGTATTAGCACCACAGATGCCCTAGAAGCCGTCACCGGTATGGCTAAGGGCAACTTCACCATGATGGATAACCTGGGTGTTGCCATGAATGACACCACCCTAAATGCCTATGCGCTTGAAAAGGGATTAGGTAAGACCACGCAGCAAATGTCTATCCAGGAAAAGGTGGGCTTGGCGCAACAGCTCTTCATGGAAAAGACCGCAAAGTATGCTGGTAACTATGCCAAAGAAAATGAAACATTATCAGGTAGCCTAAATACCACCAAAAAGGCATTTGATAATCTACTTACTGGTCAGGGTGATGTAAATGACTTTATTGATAGCCTGCTAAACACCATAGAGATAGCAGTACCGCAAATCACAAAGATATTGCCTAAGATCGTAGATGGGCTTGGCGCTGTGCTGACCGCCTTAGTACCTGCCTTACAGCAAGCCCTCCCTACCCTAGTACCAGCGCTTATTAAGGCAGCAACTGATTTAATCCAGGCGCTGGTGAATGCAATGCCTACTGTGGTCAGTGTCCTATTGCAAGCACTGCCAATGCTTATAAACGCATTTATTCAGCTCTTCCTAGCCATTGTCAAAGCACTACCGCAAATAGTCACCACAATAGCCAATGCCATGCCTACAATCATCACGGCGCTTGTGGAGGGGCTTACTAACCCAGAAGCATTACAGGCATTGATCCTGGGCGCAGTAGAGCTACTGCTTGCCCTGGTCCGGGCAATCCCTATCATCATCCCTGCCCTTATTGATGCAATACCAATCATCCTAAAGAACCTGATAGCAACACTTACCAGCACCACATTCATTAAGCAGATGATGAATGCCGGTGTGCAAATGCTACAAGCTACCATCAGCGGTATTGCCAGCATGGTAGGCTCAATAGGCAAAGCTGCATGGAATATCATTAAGGTGATTGGTGAAACATTAGCGCCTAGCAACCTAATCCGTATTGGCTCAGATGTCATTAGGGGCTTATGGGATGGCATCAAGAGCATGGGTAACTGGATCAAAGACAAGGTGCTTGATCTGGTTAAAAATATTATCCCTGGTCCAATCAAAAAAGCCCTGGGCATCCATTCACCATCAAAGGTAGCTGCCGGGCTAGGTATGGAAGTGCCGGCTGGTCTGGCTCAGGGTATATACAAAAAAGCTGGTCTGGTAACCCGTGCCGTGACTGGCATGGCAAATGATGCTATAAGCACGCTAGCTGGCGCAACCATGAATGCTGATATTGCAGGTACGTTACGCGCATCTGGTGCAGTGAGCGCAGCACAGCCAGTAATGGCAGGTGCTGGCGGTCCGCAAGTAGTCCAAAACAATAGCATTTATAACCAGGTTGATTTAGACTCAGTAACAAGGGATTTGGCATGGGAAACAAGGCGCTAATATGAATATATCACTGAACAATTTAATTACTCTAAGCTCTTACGCTAACGGCGGTCCGTACATCATCAAGAATGTAGGGGGCTTGGGCATTGCTGATATACGCACTTCTAGCTTCCTATTTAGTGGGCGCTCTGGCGGTTTAGTCACAGATCAATTCTTAGGCTTCCGCATCATTGCCATAAACGGCAAAATAGGGCGCGTAGGCGGTGACCGGCAACAGCATCAGGCTGACCGTAATGCTATGGTAGCGGCGCTACCTATCGGCACTGTCATACCGGTGTACATCACCACATTTAGCGGTGATACCTACCGTATTGATTGTAATGTCACTGATGTAAAGATGGAGTATACCCAGGGCGGCTATATGAGTGACTTTTTAATCCAGCTAACCGCAGGTGACCCATTATTTTATTCAACTGATGGCGGTGATGAGCAGACTGCAACTGTTACGCTGCAAGCCCAGACAGGTGGTTATGAGACACCGTATGATCTGCCAGTAGATTGGTTGCCAGGCGCACAGCCTAGCACAGTACTAAACTCAGGCACTGCTACAATCTTCCCTGTCATTGAGCTTAAGGATGAAGCCCATAACCCACGCATTACCAATGGTACTACTGGTGAAACATTTGCCCTAGATATAAGCACTGAGGATGGTGATGTCATTACCATAGATATGGCAAACCGTACCGTCACGTTAAACGGCAGCAATATAATGGGTAACCGCACAGATGACTCTACCTGGTGGGGTCTGACTCCTGGTGACAATTCTATTGTGCTGACTAGCGCGACAAGTGATGACCATGTATATGCTGATCTGACATGGCGTAACGGGGTATTAGGTATCTAGTATGCAACCAAAATATGAATTAGAGCTATGGATCAATAATGTGCAGGTGGGTGATATTAGCAAGCTGGCACAAAACCGCAGCTTTAGTATCAAACGCAATGACCGTGAAGAGCTGAGCTTTGATTTGGATGTCAAAGCATTTGAAGCATATTGTGCGACATTAGGCAGTGAGCCAGTAGAGGTACTTGAACCCTATGTCACTGATGTCAGAGTAAAGCGTAACGGTGCTTACTTGTTTGGCGTGCAGGTAGTAGACATGGAGTATAGCTTTAATGAAGCAGGAGCTAGCGTAAAGGTGCGCTGCACTGGCTTCCTAGATTTGATGATGGATCGCTATGTCACCATAAGCTACTCCCAGGTAGATGCAGCAGCTATTGCGCGTGACCTGATTGCTGAGACACAGGCAGTGATGGGTGATTTTGGCATTACTAACGGTGTGAGTCAGGATGCTGGTGTATTGCGTGACCGTAACTATGTAGATCAGAATGTCAAAGATGGCATCATTAACCTCACTAACCTTAGTGATGGTACTTTTGACTTTAAGTTTTTGGCAGATCGGACATTTGAAACATATACCAGTATGGGGACTACCCGTGATAATTTTAAATTCACCTATCCATACAACGTAAAGAGTATGACAGTGCCGCGCACAGCATTGAATTTATATAACTACATCATTGCACTAGGTAGCGGATTTGGTGAAGAGACATTACGCAGTGAAGCTGGTGATACTGCTAGCCGGTTAAACTATGGTACGCGCCAAAAAATAATTAGCTACAATTCTGTCAGTGACCAGAACACGCTAGACCAGCATGCAGTAGGTGATGTGCTACTGAGTAAAGATGTTTTGATGCTACCTAAGCTAAAGGTTAGTGGTGAATTCTGTGATTTAAATACTATATGGGTAGGTGACCGCATCCCAGTCAGCACTCAGGGCTATACTTCCCTACCACTGGATGGAATGTTTAGGATTGAACAAATAAATTGCTCACTTGATCCAAATGATGCAGAAGATATTGATTTAATAGTAGACAATTATGGCTTATGACAAGATTAAACATGATACCGGAGCAACAATTTGCTGAGGATTTTAGGCAATTACGCCGTGATATTGAAGAGATAAAGCAAGCGCAGCGGATAGGGCGTGACATTATGCGCCCTAGAATTGTAGAGTGCTTAGACGGTAATGGTAATCCTACGCCGTATGATCTAGTTACCGTACCTGATGGATTTGGTACTAGCACTGATTTTACTGCCACATTCCTAGCTGACAGCCAGGCAGAACCCTGGGGCAGTATTTTTGTAAAAGGCTTTTATGGATCACCTAATGTACCAGTTACCAATGGACAGATGAGCGGCATATTTTACCTAAGCCAGCAAAAGACTGTGCCGGGCGCTATTGGATATAGGGGCTTTGTGGGTACAGCTAACTTTGGTGACACTACGGTGCTTTATTTGAAGTTTTACATGTACGCCACAGATACGGGCGTGCTGGAAGTAATACCGGAGCTTATAACATGAACCCAGACATTATTTATAACCAGCTAGCAGTAGAGCTTAAGAGCTTTGAGGATCAAATACGAGAACTTAAGCAAAAACAATTCACTGGTACTGATACGGTCCAAACCTATGTGAATAAAAATCAGTCATGGGATTTAGACTGGACACATACCTGGTCTAGCCCCCAGACATCAGCCAGCAAAAATTTTAGCGTGCAGTTTTTAGCTGATACTCAAGATGCACCGGTAAACAGTATGCGGTATGAGATTTTAATAGATAATAGTGTGGTATTCACTACCGGCACATTTAACGATCATCCCCAGGATGTGGCGGTGTTAGGCTATGTACATGATAGCTTTTTGACGTATGCAAATCTGCAACCGCAACCGCGCCTGGATGGATGGTATTTTAATGTAACTGCTTACCGGAGTGGCATGAATATAAAAGTAAGGTTTATAGTAGACAGTACGGACACGGGTATAATAACTGCGGTAGAGATTTAGTATGAATAGGCAAGATATTGAGACATTGCAGCAACGTGTAAGGGAAGCCATGCGCACGCTAGAAGAGCTTAAGAAAACACCGCAAGCCGTAGCAGGTGATAGCTGGGTATTTTACCGCCATGATGCCGCGCCAGAGTGGGATTTTGAAGTACACAATGTCACTGACCCTAGTTACAAAAAAACCTACAAAGTAACCTATGAAGTACCTGATCCATCACGCGGATTTATAAATTGGTTTTACTTCTATGAATTTGATACTGAGATGCAGGATATATCATTTTACACTAATCCTGTGGCGGATGATCCGTATAGCTTCTGGCTAACTGTCAGCCATGTGGATTACAATAGTGATCCAGCAGGTATTAAGATGCGCTTTAAAATCTTCTCTACACAAAAAGGTAATCTGGTATTTAATGAGCAATAATTGTAGTATAATAGGCATAAGGATTTAGTATATGAGCTTAGCAACAAGTAACAGAGATGGCGGTAGGACTAACGAAGCAGGACACCTAAGAGGTGTTACAAAAGGCTTTATTGGTCAGGTGCTTAATGGATTAGATGTCAGCCAGCGCGGTGCTGGCGCTAACATGAGTGTAGATGTAGCTATTGGTGATGCTATAATCCAGCGCTCTGACGGTACTTATGGTCACCCAGCATGGAATGATGCAGTGTATAACCAGGCTATTGCAGCCGCTGATGGCTCAAACCCACGCCGTGATATTGTGGTAATGTACATTGACTACAATGAGACTCCTAGCACTGGTGTAGCAAACAATACCAATGGCGTAGTTAAGATTACTAGCGTATCAGGTACTGCCGCAGGTAGCCCCGTTGATCCTAGCAATGCTACTATTCAGAGCGCAGTAGGCTCTGGTAACCCATTTATTAAGCTGGCGCGCGTGAGGGTGGCGGCTGGCGCTACATCAATCAGTAACTCAGTAATTGATGATTTACGCCTAATGGCAACCGCAGTAAATCAAGGTGGCTGGATACATGATGCAGTATATAGCTGGGTATATGGCAGTGCTACTACTTTTACTATTGCCGGTGTTGATGCCACTGCACAATTCCCGGTAGGCACGCGCTTGCGTGTTTATCAAGGCGGCTCACTTAAGTACTTTATTGTTACTGGCGCTACATTCAGTACCAATACTACGGTTACTGTGACAGGTAACGGCACATACTCACTTAGCAATACACCTATTGATAAGCCTGCATATAGCTATTCTGGTGTGCCTACTGGCTTCCCCCGTCAATTATTAGCTGATCCACTTGATGGCTATGTAGAAATTGCGCGTGTTACTGCCACCGGCACAGTATCGTCACTTTCAGCGCAGAACTTACCGCCCTATAAATATCTACGGACTGAAGCGCTTGTTATGCCTACTGGTGGCACAGCATTTGCGCAGATGAGATTTAATAATGACAGTGGTACTAATTATGCTCGTAAATATTCCTTGTCTTTCGCAGGCGCCACAGATACGGTAAGCGAGAATGTTTTGACTCCATCCAACGCAGTTAGAAGCGGTGGCGTTGGTTTTACGGTAACCGATATACTAAATGTTAGTAATAGAGAGAAGGTGGCTTTCTCTAGGTCAGTTGATGACGCTGGTTCAGGTGCTACCACAGTGCCAACCGGTCGTTTGTCGTTTTCTAAATGGATAAATACCAGCACAGTTATCTCCCGTATTGATCTTGTGAATAATGCTGGAAGTGGTAGCTTTGCTGCTGGCACGGAATTAGTAATATACGGTAAGAATTAGGAGCATTGATATGGCTACAAAAACATTTGGCAAAGAACCTGAAACAGAGCGCAATTATGTTGCTGAGCTTCATAAGCTTGTAGGCGCAAAATTCCCTGTGTCAGTTACTACCGAATTTGGCAAGCTGGTCAATGTTGTTTATGAGACTGAATGGAAAGAGGGCAACACTACACCTGTTGAGACTGATGAGCTTGACGAAAATGACAACCCAATCATTGATTACAAAGAGAATTACACAAAGCGCAAGCTTACAGCGGCTCAAATTAAAAAAGTTGATGCTTACATTAAGAAAAACATAGCAGAGTAGTCACATGGATGCACCAGCTAGAGTGCAGAAGTGGAATAAGACGGAGTGGGCGCTTGCCAGACAGCGTGCATTAGCCACCCTAGACCCTGTATGTGCTATATGTCACAAATATATTGATACCAGCCTACCTATGACTGATCCTGACACCGGGCAACGTAACGCATTATCAGTAGAAGTAGACCACATTACCCCACGCTCACGCGGTGGGGCTTTGTACGCGCTTGAAAACCTACAACTTAGCCACATGATCTGCAACCGCAGAAAAGGCGCAAAAATGGCTGAGGATTACGAAGAGCAGGCAGTAACTAATCAAGTACCCTGGTCCAATCAATGGTAGATGCTTGTGCTATACTGAGTACATAAGAAAAGGAGTTTTGACATGCAAGATCAAGATGAGCCAATTACCCCAGAACACGCCGCAGAGGTGGAAACTATGGGCAAGGGGGATGAATAAATGTCTTATTCAGTACGCCAATATCCAGCCAGTAGCGCTAACTACGATACCAGCCGTAAAACAATCAAAAAGATTATAATTCACCACGCCGCTAGCACCAGCTTTGACAGTATTGGTCAGGTGTTTGCAAATCCTAGCCGGGGCGCATCAGCTCACTACGGTGTAGGGCGAAATAACAATGTGGATCAGTATGTACCTGAAAAATTTACCGCATGGCACTGTAGTAATTATCCGGTTAATCAAGAGTCCATTGGTATTGAAAATGTGAACTCTACCGGCGCACCTAACTGGAATGTAGCGGATGAGACAAAGAATACTCTAGTAGAGCTTTGTGCTGATATTTGCCGCCGCAACCCTAGCATTGGCAGATTGCAGCCAGGTGTAAACCTATTTGGTCACAAGCAAGTAGCAGCGCCAAATAAGCCTACCGCATGCCCTATGACACTGATTGACTTCCTGCCAGAACTTGCACGGCGCGTAAATGCCCTGCTAGACAGCGGTAGCGCCCCACAGCCTACACCACAGCCACAGCCAGGTAAAAAGACTAATGAGCAGATTGCAAATGAAGTATTAGCTGGTCAATGGGGTAATAATCCGCACAGGCGTAATGCTCTTATTGCCGCTGGATATGACTACAATGCTATACAGGCTATTGTGAATGGTAAAGTGGGTAACCCTACTACTGCACCGCGTAAGAGCAATGAAGTCATTGCAAACGAAGTACTTGCAGGAGCATGGGGTAATGGGGATGACCGGCGCAACCGGCTCACGGCAGCTGGATATGATTACCGCACCATCCAAAACATTGTCAATCAAAAAGTGGCTGGTAGCCCTACACCATCAAAGCCAGCACGCCTGAGCAATGAGCAAGTGGCGGATCAAGTACTAGCTGGCGCATGGGGTAATGGTGATGATCGTAAAAACCGCTTGAGTGCAGCAGGTTATGACTATGGCGCGGTCCAGGCTATTGTTAATCAGAAGTTAGGGCATGGTGTATCTGGCAAAAAGTCAAATGATCAGGTAGCTAACGAAGTTATTGCTGGTAAGTGGGGTAATAACCCAGAGCGTAAGCAGAAGCTCATAGCAGCAGGGTACGATTACAACGCAGTCCAGGCATTAGTAAACCGTAAATTAGGAGTATAATTATGGATTTGTTTGCCGCAGTATCTAACACGCCAGTAGTGGTATTTACCCTAGACTGGCAGGTAGTGGTCCAGCTAATTCTGGCAGTAGTGTTGCCTATATTAGTAGGATTGGTCACTACACGCGTCACAGCAGGCTCTGTAAAGGCTTGGTTGCTTGCAGGGCTAACTTTAGCCACATCAGTGATTACTGAGCTTGCAGGAGCTATATCAAGCTCTACACCATTTGATCTAGGCATTGCACTATTGGCAGCTATTCCAGCATTTGCCATATCAGTAGCAACCTACTACGGGCTTTGGAAGCCTACGGGTGTGGGTGTAGCGGCTCAGGATGTGGAAGCCACTACGCTGGTAGACCGTAATAAGCAGTAGCATTTAAACCAAAAAGAGCGCCCTCGCACAGCGCTCTTTTTTATTTGGTCAGTGTTTATTTTGAATACTGAATACTTTTATTGTACAGGTTTTGGCTTTATGCGGTCAAGTGACTTGCTACCCTTTTCACTATTACAGTACTCACAGGCTGGCTTTAGATTATCTAGGTTAAACCGTAACTTAGGATCATGTGAGCGCGGTATTACATGGTCCAGTGTCAAAGTCTCTAGTGTGAGCTTGCCCGGACACCAGGGATGGATGCGCAGGTAGCAGTACCAATTACCATTTTTATCTGGCGGATTTTTTCTAATCCATGTAGCACGCGTAACAAACCACTGCTTAGTCTGCTTGCCTATTTTCTTAATAGGTGTGCGCTTCATGCCTACTTTGCGCTTGAGTACCACCTTTGGATTGACCGGACACTGGTACGGGAAGTGATTAGGCTTTGGATTTTGACAAAATTTGCAAGGCTTTTTTGGGTATCTATCTATGCCTGACAAGTGAAACCTCCTATTACTGAATACAATAATTGTACACTAAATGCTTGTGTTATAATTACACCATAAACCAGACGCGTAGACGGGAACTACCCGGTTAAGAAAGGAGCAGGCGCAAATGGCAGAGGTAACTACAAAAGAATATGTGGCTAAGATCGCTGATTTAATACCCAGTGAAGAAAACCCACGCAGCATAGGGCGCAAAGAGTATGAAGCCCTAAAAGAGTCACTGGTTGAATTCCCAGAGATGAAGCAAATACGCCCCATTGTAATAGATGAGGATAATAATGTACTTGCTGGACACCAGCGGCTGTATGCGTTGCAAGACCTTAACTATGAGGATGTGCTTGTACTGCAAGTCACTGGACTCACTAGAAAACAAAAACGTGAATTTATGATTAAGGATAACGTCAGCTCAGGTAAATGGGATGCTGATATTATTGCCAATCATTGGGAGCTGGATGAGCTTGAGCAATTTGGTGTGCCTAAATTCAAAATCCCTGGCGGTGACGGCAGTGGTGGTGAGAAGAGCTATAAAAACCATGAGGTAACTTGCCCTAATTGTGGTGAGCATTTTGAACTGTCTGAGTCTGACGATTAGCCGGAGCGTAACACCATGTCTGATAAAAAGGGTATTACGCTAGGTGATGAGATTGAAGATGTAACCAGTGGGTTGCGCGGCGTTGCTATTGGCAAGGTTGAGTACTTAAGTGGATCAATCCAATGGATATTACAGCCACCGCTTGATGATGGTGGTGTACCACAGCGCACTGAATATGTACCAGATGCCTATGCTAAGCGCGTAGGTGATGGCGTACGCGTAAAGCCAAAGCCAGAGATGGGTTTTCATGCTAGGAATGACGGGGGCTGAGCATGCAGACATTACAAAAAAAGATGCGCGTAAAAACTGATGCCCTACAAAAACTACTGAGCAAGCCGGTCCATGCTAAAAAACCAAAGGGTAAAAAGAAGCCCACAAAGCGTGATTTATTCCATGAAGTATTTGAGGACTACTTTTTTAGCCTGCCGTATACAAAATTTATTCAACTTACAAAAGACTGGAATGACGTTAATCTAAGGATAGAACTGCAAGAGCAAGCAAATTATGATGCCTGGCTCAATTACTTTAAAACACTGCCACCTAATCAAATCCGCATGCTTGCCCAGACAGGGCTGGACTTCCTGCCCACTGAGGGATATGCAGCACTGAGCCGGTGGCATGACATCATCAGTAACCCTAGCCGCATTGATAAAATCCATAAAGCCGGGCTTACCGGCGGTGTGGATGGTAAGACTAAATCTATTGTAGAGCTGGCGCAAAAGAATGACCGCTATGGCGTACTCTGTGCAATCCGTGACGGCATTGCTGCTAAGCTTGAAAAGGGTGCAGGCAACCGTGATACGGCTGATCTATCTAAACAGCTTACTGAGGTAATGACACAAATAGCAGATTATGAAAAGCGCCAGGCTAAGAGTAATAAAAAGACGGTCCTGGGTGATTTGATGGCTGGCATACCAGGTGCGCCAGCATCCACTGAGATTAAACCAAAGCGCCCGGCAAAAAATGGCAGCGGTCACCGCCAGACTAGCTTTGCATCAAGAGTAACAATTAAAGATTTAGAGGATTAGGTATGGCACGCAGATACGGTAACCAAAAGCCACGCATTGACCAATTTAATGATGGTGATATTTGGCTGGCTGACAAAACACTAACCCTACTTGATGAATACGGCATTAAGCTACTGCCCTGGCAAAAAAAGATAGTCTACCGCTGGCTGGCAGTGATCTGGGATGAAGATGAGCAAAAATGGCGCTGGGCTAATCCTAAAGCTGGTCTGCTTGTACCGCGCCAGAATGGTAAAACAGAGATCATCATAGCCCGTATCATTGGCGGTATGATCTTTATGAATGAAGCGCTTATTTATACTGCCCACTCTGATAAAACAGTAGAAGCGGTGCGCCGCCGTGTTATGAACTTCTTTTACCAGGCAGAGGAAGAGATCAGAGACCTGCTGACAGCTGAATTTGATAAAGAGCCTAAGAGCTTAGACTATGTGGAATTGCGCGGTGGCGGATATTGCGTATTCCGTACCCGTACGCGCACTGGTGGTCTGGGTACTACCAATGACACATTGATCCTAGACGAAGCCCAGGAAGAGACTGACGCGCAACAGGAAGCGCTATTGCCTACCATATCAGCCGGTAAGAGCCAAAACAGCCAGATATTGCGTGCCGGTACGCCGCCTAGTGGTGGTGGCTCTGGTACGGTGTTTATCCGTATTAGGCAGAATGTACTTGAGGGTAAAGACCATGAGACCTGCTGGCAGGAGTGGTCAGTAGAGCTATTAACTGATCCGCATGATGAGGATGCCTGGTATTACGCTAACCCGTCACTAGGCTATCACCTGATGGTAGCAGCGGTCCGTACAGAAGCCCATGACATGGCTATTGACTCATTCAATAAGATGCGCCTGGGATGGATTGCCGGTAAGGAAAGCAAACGCGCCATCAGTGATGAAGATTGGCAAGCTACAAAGGTAGAGCAGGTGAAGCTGGAAGATAGCCCACGTTTAGTGTATTGCGTTAAATTTGCACCTGACGGCAGTGCTATGAGCTTAGGGGTAGGTGTCTACATGCCTAATGGTATACCACATGTAGAGCTGGTTGAGCGTAAGCCAATGAGCGCAGGCACTACATGGATCACTAACTGGCTATTTGACCGGTCTAAGCTTAGGTGGCGCAAATGCGCAAAGATTATCATTGACGGTCAGGCAGGCTCACAGCTGCTTGTAGAAGAGCTTATACGCACGGATAAGCGCATTGCAAAGAAAATACTCACTCCTAACGTAAAACAGGCAGGAGCGGCTTACAGTGGCTTCCAGACAGCCGTAGAAAAGCATGAGCTAACACATTATGACCAGCCAGCACTAAACGGCTCTATAAAGACCGCAAAAAAGCGCTCAATAGGCAAGGATGGTATGTTTGGCTATGCCACGCTCAATCCTGATTTTCAAATTGATCCTACTGAGTGCGCTGCATTCTGCCATTATGGTGCTATTAACTTTGCTAAAAACTACAAATCCGGTGGTGGTACTACCCAGAGGGTTATGGTATAGTGCAATCAAGCTATCAGGGAAGTAAGACACCCTTTTAGCCCAGAACTCCAATTCGCCAAAAAATAACCGCCGTAGTCTTAGGACAGCAGGCGGTTTTTGGTATCATAGAGCTATGGAAAATGAGCCAAACACAGAAAACGTACACTACATTGATGAGTACCCACATTTGGAAGAGAAGCTTAGGCTACAACGCCTAGCACGCCCGGCGGTCCGCCAGGCGCTACAAGACATGACTAGGATTATCAAATTTGAGCTACCAGAACAGCCTGACGGCATTGCCTAGTAGATATAGACAAACTCACTAGGGCTAGCATCACGGTAGGTAACTTTGCCCCAGTGTGGTGCATTCATCTCACTGATGCGGATAGTGCCATTGTCATTTATGCCCTCTACATACACCACATGCCCTAATGCGCCGCGTGTAGTAGTGCCTACCGCGCCTTTGGCTGGTGTTGATCCTACTGCCATACCCATAGCGGAAGCACGGGCATACCAGGTATTAGCATTACCCAGACCATTAGGCAGGGATGCGCCCCGGCGGTTTTTGACGTACCAGGTACAATAACCGTAAGAGTAGGTATTACCACCACCAAAATTGCCAGAAGTGGCTTGTGGGGTAGGTGTAGCTACATTAGGAGTGACAGCAGGCAGGCTTACTGCCGCAGGTATCTCACGCTCAAGCTTTTCATCTGCCAGTGGGATAGTGATTTTATCACCCACATGGATTAAGTCAGGGTTAGTAAGCTGGGTGTTTTTAGCCCAAAGGCGCTGCCATTCAACATTATAGGCAGTACCAATCTTTGTGAGATTGTCACCCTCTACAACCGTATAGACCACTGGCTCAGGCTTTGGCTGCTCTGCAGGCTTTTCTTTTTCTACAGGCTTAGGCGGCTGTACTAAGACAGGCGTGGTTGCTGGCTGGAATTCGTATAGATTTAATTTGAATAATTTTTGTATATCAGTTTGATAGCTAACTGGTTGAGCTGCTGCTGTGGCTGGTGTTGCTAAGATCGCTACTCCCAGTGCTAATGTGATGAGCTTTTTCATAATGCGTGAGACTCAGGGTAGGACAGTAGCGCGTCTCTAAATTTGTACTCCATTGAATTAAGTTACAGTCACGATTATACCAGACCTATACTTTTGCGTGTCAAGCTATCAGGGGTAGCAGGGCATAAAACTATTGACAAATATGCCATGATGTGCTAATATGAAGTAGTTATGAAAAGAATAACAAACATCATCAAAGACAAATATTATCGTTACCAGCCAGGCGAATTTCTGCCCATCCGTGAGGGTGGCGAATTGGTCAACAAGCGTGAATTCCATGCCTACCGTATTAAGTGGATCATCAACAACCGCCGCGCTTTCATGTACCAGCTCACCCACCACGCTGGCTAATCACCCCTGTTATTTCAGTGCATTTACATACTATATAGAAATGTTTATAAAAAACATTTTTAGATACTATATAGAAGCAGCATAAGTTACTCTGGTTTTCAACATGTATTCCACAGAAAAAGGCTAGTTTTGCACAAGCGACTTGGCATTGCATTTTGTTTAATGCTATAGTTTGAAAGACACAAAGAATTGGAGGGTACTAATGGCTTATAGTGTTACAGACCAAAGAAAACAGACAATGCTACAGAGGTTAGGGGATGCAGCGCAGCTCATAGACGATCAGCGCTTTCTACCGTTTTACCGTAGTATTCAGATTAAACTAGAAAAAATGGGAAAGCCCGAAGAGTGGGGCAAAATGATTGAAGCTGCACTGGCGGCAGATCACCCAAGTAAGTATTTTGCTAAGCTATGCAAACTGGTAAAAGACGGCAAGTACATATTTGTTGAAAAGGTAAAAGAGGTCCATGACAACATAACTGCATGGCTAGATGATAAGCTGGTAAAATTTGGCTTTGGTAAGTATCACCCCTATTGGCGGCGCAAAGCTAAGGAATTTGTAAATGTGAATGGGCAGGCTGGCTTTGTAGAGCTGCTTGAATATGCTGATCGCAAGGGCATAAATCAAAAGCAGATGGCTGCAGCCATTAAAAACTGCAAACCACCGCGCAAATATTACAAAGAAAATGTCATTGGCGGCGCAGTGTAATGGCTAAGGGTGGACTTGTATTTACCAAAGACAACGAATACTACACCCCAAAGAGCGTGATTGATTATTTTGGTAGTTTTGACTATGATCCAGCAACGGTAGCTGAAAAAGCCGCTGAGTTTGGCATACCGCATTTTGACACCATAGAGACTGATGGGCTT